TCTTAAATATGACGAAAGATTTTCAATTTGTGAAGATGTAGATTATTTTCTACAAAAGATGGAAAGACATAGAAGAGTGTTAAAAGATAATCAATACCAGGCTATGTTTTTTGGTGACGATGGAGGAGAACACTCAGTTATTGGATATGATCAGGAAAAACAAAAAGAGTTTGCTAGGATGATAAACAAGAAATGGGGTTATGGTGCAATGGTATGGAAAGGCACGGGATTCAGATTTCACAACCCAATAAAAGGCATATGAAAATATATAGCCCATCTTATAAAAGAGCCACAGGTTTAAAGACGCATAAAATTTTGCCAAGCGTTATATATTGCATTCATAACAATGAAAGAGAAGAATACGAAAAACAAGGAGTAAATATAGAGTTACTACCAGACGAGCTGAAAGGCAATATAGCTAAAGTAAGAAACTATATAAAAGACGAACTAATAAAAGACAGAGGGCTTATTATAGACGATGACATTGAAGCTATTAAAATATGGTCTAGCAAGAATGGAAACCCATACCCTGTAAACATAGAGGACATAGAAGAGTTTTTTGAAATGGCTTTTAATATGTGCGAAGAATCAGGTTGCAAGTTGTGGGGAGTTAATATAGTGGGGGACAAAGGATCTTATAGAGAATATACACCTATTAGCTTTACTAATTGGATTAGTGGCAGCTTAATGGGGTTTATAAATAATGATTGCAGGTTTGATGAAAGAATACCTTTGAAGGAAGACTTAGATTTTTGTTTACAAACGTTAAATATATACAGAAAGCTGCTAAGATTTAACAATGTGCATCTAATTAAAAGAGATCACGGGAACATAGGAGGGTGTGCAGATTATAGAACGGTAGCTAAAGAAAAGGAACAGTTTAAGATATTCCAACAGAAGTGGGGTGATAAAATAGTTAAGCAAGACACGACACAAAAGGGCAAGAGAAAAAAAGTATATGATATAAACCCGATTATTAAAGTGCCAATAAAAGGAGTATAACAATGGACAAAACGGACACACTAAAAAAAGCAATACTAGAATCATTAGAGAAATCTCTAGGGGTTGTTACAACAGCTGTTAGACAGGTAGGAATTGCTAGAAGCACTTTCTATAAATGGTTAAGCGAAGATGAAGATTTTAAAAGAGAGGTAGATGACATACAAGAAATTGCTTTAGATTTTGCGGAAAGCCAATTACATAAACAAATAAAAGAGGGTAGCACGACTGCTACTATTTTCTTATTAAAGACCAAAGGCAAGAGAAGAGGTTATGTAGAAAGACAGGAGATAACTGGAGCCGATGGATACCCGACAGAGATAGAGGTTAATATTGTTAAAAGCAATGAGGTTTGATACCAATGTAGTTTACGAACACCTTATTAATTCAGATAAAAAAATAACCGTTGAGCAGGGCGGCACTAGATCTGGAAAAACATATAACATACTACTTTGGATCATCTTTCATTACTGTGCGCTTAATACAGGAAAGATCATAACTATATGTAGGAAAACATATCCTGCTCTTAGAACCTCTGCTATGAGGGATTTTGTTGAGATATTAAGAGCTAAAGATATTTATAGAGAAGAAAGCCACAATAAATCTGCATCAGAATATAAGCTCAGAGGTAACCTTATAGAGTTTATTAGTTTAGATCAGCCACAAAAAGTTAGAGGGAGAAAGAGGGACTTGCTTTTTATTAACGAGGCTAATGAGCTATATTTTGAGGACTGGCAGCAGTTAATATTCAGAACACAGGAAAAGATAATAATTGATTACAACCCCTCAGATGAATACCACTGGATATATGATAAAGTAATAACAAGAGACGATGCCGACTTCTTTAAAACAACATACAAGGATAACCCATACTTAGAGGCTAGTATTGTAAGCGAGATAGAAAGATTAAAGGGAACGGATGAACAGTATTGGCAGATTTATGGCTTAGGCATTAGAGGTGCATCTAAGACAACAATATTTAGATTTATAGAGGTAGAAGATATACCAGAGGATGCTAATTTTTTGTCTTTTGGTATCGACTATGGGTTTACTAATGACCCTACAACTATTATAGGGGTTTGGATAAAAGACTACAATCTATATGTAAAAGAGTACCTGTATCAGACAATGATGACAACGATAGATATTCACAGGAAGCTAAAGAGCCTAAACATAGAAAGAGAAATGATTTTTGCAGATAGTGCAGAGCCAAGACTAAATGAAGAGCTGAGGAGAATGGGATGGAATATAAAGCCCAGTCTAAAGGGTAGGGATAGCGTGAATGCAGGAATCGACTTACTGAAAAGACATAGGATACATATTACAAAAGACTCTGAGAATGTCAAAAAGGAGTTTAGAAACTATAAATGGAAAGAAGATAGAAACGGAAGAGTACTGAATATTCCTGAAGATCGAGATAACCACACGACAGATGCGCTGAGGTATGCTACCTATTCTTTATTGAGTAAGCCTAACTTTGGAAAATATGCAATACAATAAAATATTTGTTTATAATTTGTTTATAACATAAAATTTTGTATATTAGTACAAATAATAAGCAATATGAAAACACAAAACACAGATTACAATGGCTGGAAAAACTACCAGACTTGGAGAGTAGCACTAGAATTTTTTGATGGCACGGATCATTACGATGATTACATTGCTGCAGGAAACGAGGACATCAGCGAATTAGCTGCTTGTCTTAGAGAAGAAGTGGAGGAGTACCTATCACAGATGGGATCAGGACTAGCTCTTGATTATGCCCTCGCTTTTTTACACGAATGCTCTTATTACGAAATTGCCGAGCATATAATAGATGATTACAAAGAAAAACTAAAATACGAGAAAGTATGAACCTAACAGTAACAAGAATGAAAAAACTAATAAAAATATACAAGAGCTTTAACTTGTATGACTTAGAATACTTTTTGTCTTTGTGTGCCGACAGAATAACTGTGCCTGTACACAAGGGTGATTCAGTAGATTGCCAACAAGGGACTTTTGCTAAGCTCAATGGAATATATATAGATATCATTACAGAAGAGTTTGAAGATAGCTTGGAAAAGGATAAAGAAAATCTAAGGAAAGCTATAAAAGAGCAAAAAGATAAAGAAGCTGATAACCTTTTAAACGATAAAAATGAATAGTTATTATACACCTGACAGAGAGCTAACGCCTCCTGATGATATGGATCACGAATGCCCAATGTGTGGCAGACCAACAGATAGTGATGACTATTGCTCATCAATTTGTTTTGAAGCTAGTTTAATTTAATTTGCAAATTATGAAAGATTATATTATATTGACCGTACCTTTTTTCATACTTACTTTTATCTTCTTACTGCTATGTAAGTTTGCAGATAACTTGATGGGGGTTATTTGATTGTTTTTGTTTTAATTGTAATTTAGGGTAGCAGAAATGCTGCCCTTTTTTATTTGAAAAAAAATGCTTTAAATCGTTATATAATTATGAAGATAGACATTACAGTTCCTGATCAGCTTTCTGAGATAACTCTCGGACAGTATCAAAAATTCCTAAAGATACAGGAAGAAAACCCTGACGAAAGGTTTTTGTCTAGCAAGATGGTAGAGATATTTTGCGAAGTCAGTCTTAAAAAAGTTATGCGTATGAAGTTGGCAGATGTAACAAGCATTTGTCAAGTGCTAATAAATATGTTCAACGAGAAGCCAGCACTTAGAAAAAGGTTTTTTTTAGATGGAGTTGAGTATGGGTTTGTGCCTAATTTAGAGGATATATCTTTTGGGGAGTATGTAGATTTAGACACCTATTTATCTGACTGGGAATTAATGCACAGGGCTATGAGTGTGCTTTATAGACCGATCAAAGCAAGATATGGTGAAAGATATTCTATACAGGAATACGATGCAAGTGATACTATTGTTATGAAGAGGATGCCATTGGATGCTGCTCTAGGTGCTGTGCTTTTTTTTTACCATTTAGGGATCGACTTATCGACGACTATGCTGAACTATTTAGATCACAAGGAGGAGACAGCCTTACAGCGGTATCTAATTTTGGAAAAAAGTGGGGTTGGTATCAATCAATTTACACACTCGCTCAAGGCGATGTTACAAGATATGAAGATATCACTAAACTAA